CCGCTAATGTAGGGGATTTCGGCAGCGCGATGATGATCCATGATCTGCTTATGAGCGAGAGCGCCAAATACGAACCCAGTAGCCAGAAAGAGCTCGAGACGTCTATTTTGCAGTGTATTCCAAAGACAGCCGGTACCGCTGTGATCTTCGAATCGACTGCAAAGGGCATCGGAGGGGAATTTTATAAAGGCTTCTGGGCGTCCCGCATTCGATACGAGATGTACCTGGATGAAAACTACGTCCCGAAATGGCGTAAATCGATAAACGTAGATGCAGATCCGGATAATGAGTATTGCCATGTGTTTATCCCCGCATTTGCTTTTCTCGAGTATCGTGCTCCGGTGCCGGAAGATTTCAAACTCACGGAAGACGAGGTAAAACTAAAGAAAACCTTTAATCTCCCCGATGAATATTTAGTATGGCGCCGCCTTACGCTCGCCAACGAATGTAAGGGCGATATCAATGTCTACCACCAGGAGTATCCGCATACAGCCCGGGAAGCCTTTATCAGCTCCGGCAGTCCGGCCTTCGATGTCGAGAAGGTCCTGGCCGCAAAAGAAATCGCTCTGAAGTTTCCGCCGATCGCTCGATACAACTGCCTTCTCACTTCAGGGCAATGGGTGGTTAATAATGCCGATGGCGAATTACTGGTATGGGAAGAACCACGGGTTAATGTGCCATATCTGATCAGTGCAGACGTCGCAGAAGGTCTTGTCCATGGAGACTTCAGCTCCGTATCTGTCTGGAATCATTTCACCGGCATGCAATGCGCTCACTTCCATTCGAAGAAAATAGATCCCTATGACCTGGCGACATTCTTGAATCATCTTGGCCGGAGATATAATACAGCGCTTATTGTGCCGGAACGGAATAACCATGGCCGCGGTGTGGTCGATCGGCTGCTCAGGGATTTTATGTATCCTCATGTTTACGTGGATACGATCGAGGATCCGCCCCATAAACCGAGAAAGCGATTCGGCTGGATAACGACAGTTAAGACCAGACCGGAGATCCTTGATAATCTCAAAATACAGATTTCAACGACTACCCATGGTATCCGCTGTCCGGAGGTTTTCGACGAAATGCTGAATTTCAAACGGCAAGACGATGGCAAAGAAGAAGCTGACGAAGGAACATTCGATGATCGGGTCATGGACGTTGCGATCGGGAAATGGTGTGTCCTGAATAAACAGCCTGTAAAGGTTCCCAAGCCGACACAGACCACAACGTCGACACAGGCTCAGACGAGTCGCCAGATGGGAGTGGTGAGAGCCAGAAACGGCCAAAAACCACCTTCGAGTGCTTTTTCTTGAAAGAGGAAAAACATGGTTAAATAGCTCCTAACGGGAGGCCGGGGCAACCAACAACTCAAAATGGAGGTAAAGGCTATCGATCAAAGGAAAAGTGGCTGACATCCATTACAAAATACAACGTCTTTAAAACAAACCCGAGGGGGTACGCGGGCTTTGCCGGTCCCCCTCAACTAAACAGGTGAACCATGGCAAAGCTTACTTTCGAGAGAAAAATCAGAAATTATTTACGTAAGAACTCGCTTCTTGTTAACGACCATGTGATCATGGAGCACGCGAGAGATATTGCTAAAATCGCTCATCAACACGCAACGGAAGCAGGAATGGGCTTCCTGGAAGATACGATGAAAAAATGCAGAAATCGGCTGAGCAAGATAGAGACGAAAGGAGAGCCCGATCTTACGGTATGAGCGCCAGCGCAACCGGAAGTATAGCAACCGGTCCGATAAAACACGTAGGGAGTCTGTGGGATATAAAAATAATACTTTACGAACTGACGCTTTTTAAAAGCGATGGTGACGATATCAGAGTTCCAGAAGATACCTACTTGGTCAAATACTGGGAGCTCTACGGGACAGCATGATTACAATGAAAGAAAAAATCAATATGACATTACGGATTGCCGGCATCGACCATGAAGTGAAGGAAGTTCACGATCTCGCACGCGTAGACGGCGCAACCGGACATTTCGATCCGATTCTCAAAGAGATCAGGATTGATGAAGATCAGCACCCTCAGGAAAAGCAACGTATTCTTCTTCACGAAATTCTCGAAGCGGTCGATCGGGAATTTTATCTTAAACTGGATCATAATGGCCAGCTCAGTAAACTTGATGCTGCGCTGTTTCAGATATTTAAAGACAATCCGCAACTTTTGAGGTTGTTCCTGGATGAGAAAAATGGGAACGACTAATCCAATAAAGATGGATGTTTCAGGTGAATCCATAAAATTAACAAGGGAAAATATTCTTGAATATATTTTGGCGAGCGAGAAGATACTTCAAAAGAAGTTTCAACAAGTGCAAGAGGGATTTATACTAATCAAAGGTAAATGGAAAAGAATCGTCATAGACGACGATAATTGTTATTATGACTATAAAACCGGTAAGAAGTTGGGTCACTTAAAATGGAAATGATTGATAGAAGGCCGAGTCCTGAAGAAATAGAACGGCGCTTCCGTCAATATCAGCAAGCCGTAGATCCCTATATTCAGATGCTTGTCCGGCATAAGGCGGCAAGACAAATAATATATCAGATCAGTTTTCCGAAAGGCAGTGAGGACAAGTTAGAAGATTGGGAGTTTACGTATCACTGGCTCACTGAACAGGATAAAGTATTCGCGGAAATTCTCGAAGAGATAATCAAAGATATACAGAGAATCTGTCTCGGAAAGGAGCCTGATTGGAAGAGCGTCGACATCAAGACCGACGGAAACCACTCGTGACCGCAACAGGACAAGACATAATTGCATTATTTGAGCATTGTGACGAACTGGAAATGATGTTCATAGATGGGCGTGTGGATTTCATAAAGCAGCCTTTTCGCGGTACATTGGACATTGAAGAATTCAAGAAGCTCATTGAGAAAATTGTAGGTGATAAGCAAAGAGGGAAATTGACCGTTGTCCCTGCCAATAAGAGCAAAACGCTATTTACAGTTACATTTGAGAGGAGTCTCAAATAATAGTTACAAAAAAGAATCGATTATGATAAAGTTTAAAAGTGTAAGTGATATATTTTGCGAAGGAGGTATGGGATGATTACAGTATTTTTGGTTTTGGCTGTTGCGGCATTGATCATCACGATCATGAACGCCATCGGGAAAGCGCCGCTGTGGGTGGCTGTAATTCTCTTGTGCATAATGGAGTTGATACGAGCAGTACCGATAGGGCGATAATAAAAGCTCTATAAATCCCACGAAAGGAGGACCCGTAAAAATGGCAAAGATGCCTATGAAAGGTAAGGGGCCGCAGAAGTCCGCTCAGCCAGGTCCGAGAACCAGCACGTCTAAGATGCCCGGCCTCGATAAGCCGAAGAAAAGTTAATTTCTCTGCCGATCCTCTGGGGCCAAAAAGGCGACACCTTCCCTTTCTGGCCCACTTTTTTCTTTAAGTAAAATTTCCTACCTATTGACAAATATATCTTTTTAAGCTATAACTAACTTTAGCAACATTGTTGTTTATTTTTTAAAACAGGAGCTGGAACAACCAGACCTGTGGCAAACTCACCTGCCACAGGTTTTTTTTGTTCCCGGAGGAGACAAGGGGCCTAATGGCCGGTACGCTTTTAGACACATCGAGTAGCCAACCAATGGGAACGGGCTTGAACCTTACAGCCGCTCCCAGAAAATACTTAAATACTCTCCGCTTTACATCCAATTCAGATCTGCAAAAAGAAGAAGATCAAGCCATCCTTGATTCCCGTCCTTCCGCGGATCCTGTTTCTAATTTAGTCGCACATATCCGCGGCGTCTTCGAACGCCATAAAACCGGTCGGCTCACAATCGAGCTGGAAATGTTGCGGTCGCTTCGCAGAACTCTGCGTGAATACGAAGCCGATAAATTGATGGCTATCAGGCAGATTGAAGATCCGGAGGTCTATACCGGTCATACCGCGCAGAAAGTCGACGATGCTCAGGCATGGATTATCGATATTCTGAATCCGGAGGTCGATCGGACGTGGGATGTGGAAGCTACTGCCATCGCGGACATGCCGCCGGACATTGTTAATGTAATCCGCGAAAACGTGCAAGTCCAGATCGTCCAGGAAGTCCTCACTCAGGCGCAACAAACAGGCGAGATGCCTTCTCGTGAGCAGATAATGCAGCTTTTCGAGTCCCGGCGTGTGGCTGTAGAAGAAGAAGTCAAGCGCCAGGCCCAGATGATCGCGGACGAAAGATCTGCGAATATGGAAAAGAAGATCCAGGAACAACTCGAACTGGGTGGCTGGACCGATGCCTTCCGCGCGATAATCTCAGACGTCTGTAACTTCAAGCTGTGCGTCCTCAAAGGTCCTATATTCAGAAAGCGGAAAACTTTGAAATGGATACAGGATGTTACTACGGGCAAGTGGACTCCCAAGGTCACTGAGGTAATAAGGCCAGAATTCCAACGAGTTGCACCCTTTGATTATTATCCGGCGCCAGACAGCATCATGGCCGGCGACGGCGATGAAATAGATATCGAGCATGTTTCCCGGGCAGACCTGCAGGATCTTATAGGCGTCCCAGGATATAAAGACGATGTGATCAGACAGGTGATGCAGAATCTTCCAAACGGATATCGGGAGTGGACTACGATCACGAGCGAGCGAGATTGGCTCGAAAAACAGAATGCCAATACGGCAACCGATTCCCGTAAATACGATGTCTTGAATTTCTGGGGCCGTGTGCCAGGGCAATTCCTGATTTCGTGGGGTATGGATCCGCAGAAGGTTCCCGATCCAAATATCGACTACGAAGTGAACGCCAAGATGGTCGGGATGTACTGCATTAAAGCAGTGCTGAATCCAGATCCGCTCAACAGACACCCTTATAAAACAACAAGTTACCGGAAATCTAACGATTCACAATTCGGTCAGTGTCCAGCAGATATGATGGAGTATCTACAGGACCAACTGAATCTTGCCTCACGCAGTCTTACGAAAAACCTGTCTTGGTCGGCCAGTCCTCTTACCGAGATGAATGACGAGCGGACGAGACTACCCGGGGAAGTGCAGCAAGCATGGCCCGGAAAAACGGTTTTGAGTACAGACATGCAAATGCAGACCGGGACCCCCGCGGTCCACTTCTATCAGCCCGAAAATCATGCTGAATCGATCCTACGTGTGATCGAAAAACTCGAACGAATTGCTGATGACACGGTGGTACCGTCATACGGGAGTGCTAATAAAGGGGGTCCCGCGGGTAAAACCATGGGCGGACTCTCGATGCTTCGTTCAGACAGCGCCAGAAAATTGAAACTCGCCATCCAGAACATCGACATGGATATCACCATGCCCTCTATCCAGCAGTTATTTACCTTCAATATGCGCTTCATAGACGACGACACGATAAAAGGGGATTGCAACGTAAAGTCGCGTGGAGCCGCTTCCCTGATGGCGAAAGAACAACTGGCCGTAAGGCGTACCGAATACCTGCAGATGGTTGTTCAGTCGCCGGTTCTTACAGAGATCCACGGCAAGAAGGGTATTGCCTATATCGCCAGCGAATCCCTGAAGAGCATCGAGATGGACTTGAAACGAGCTATCCCAGGTTACGAGGAGATCGAGAAATTACCCGATACGGAGCCCATGCAGCCCCAGGAGCCGCAGGGAACTGCCCGAGCACCAGAGGAAATTAACGCTGCCGGCCAGCCAAACGGCAGATCCGTGCTGCAGCCGAACCCAAAACTAATCCCTCAGGGTCAACCAGTGGGAGCAGGAGCACCAACGAATGTCTAAACCCGAGCTGATTCCAGTTATTTCTTCAAATGTCGATGCGATTGGTCA